CTGAATTTTTTGCAATTATTGCCTGATCAAACTGTTTTTTCAAAAAAAGTTTCGAAAGTCGACGGGGAAAAATCTGGATATTATATAAGTTTGCCATTTTTTAGTTCACACATAAAAATGCCATTGAAATGTGGCGAATATGTGTGGGTATATCCTTATGAGACTAATGATAGTTTATATTCTAATTTTTCTACAAACTCATACTGGGTAAGTAGAGTTCATGGTTTAGATCACTCTGAAGACCCAAATTTTACATTTAATGATAGAGATATAGATATTAAATTTAATAGTAAAAATTTGCCTAAAGACTTTAAAGAAGAAACAGAAGTAAAAGCTAGAAAAAAGAAATCTTTAAAAAACTACAAGCTAGATCAAAAAAATAATATTGTTAAACCTGAAATTGGCTTTGGAAATTCTACTTTTGAGCTTGATAAACAAGAAATAGAATTTCTTAAAAATAACTTAAAAATTTATCCTAATAATTGTGTACCTAAAATATCAAACAACCCAGAAGACTTATTTTTTCAAGGATCAAATAACACTTTTATAAAAATGTCTACAGATAGGACTAGTGATGGATCATATTCTCATAATAACTTAGGTAAAGGTGAAATAAGCATAGTCTCAGGCCCTGGAAAACAAAATAATAGTTATAATTTTTCTAAGTCTGGTCTATTTATTAATCAAAGAGGAATGAAGCATTTAGACTCTTCTTATAACTTGCTTTGTAGTGATGGTAATCTGCCTAATAAATTATTACATAAAAAAGAAAATTTTGAAGAAAACATTAAAAACGTTAGCTTGTATTCTTTACAAGAAGTTCGAAAAAATAACTTAGAAGGTGCGTTTTCTTTACTAGATGACTCTTCTAAGATAATAGTATCAGAAAACGCAAATTATGAAAGTATATTAAACAATAATTTTGATTTATACTTAAATATTGGAAACTTTGAAGATTCAAAAAGTACTTTTCAACTTAAGTCTAATTTATTTATTATAGAAGAAGAAAAAAAGTTTAATTTAAATAACTTTTCAAATAACTATACAAATTTATCTTCTTTTGACTTTCCCACAATTAGTCTAATATCAGATGGAATTAACACTTTTTCAAGAATGGGTAATGGTTGTATATCTTTAACAAAAGAATACTATTCTAGTAAATTAGATAGACAGCTTAACTCCTACGTAAGACTTGATAGAAATGGCGATATTTACATAGACGGAAATAGAATATTTATAGGAAGCGAAGCTTTAGAAAAAGAAAAAGGTACTTTTAAAAATGGTCAAGGTACAATAGTAAACATTGGTTTGGGCGAGGAAAGTCAGTCTCTCGTACTAGGTGAACAACTTAAAGAATATATGCAAGAAATGATATCTATAAACATAGAAGACATGGATCTTACAAAAAAGCTTTTCGAACATGTTAGAGACACTCAGGCTGACATGGATTTAAATACTTTTAGTGAAATTGAATTTGTGTTAAATAATACAATTAATAGTGTAGCTGAAGGTTTTGTTTCAATTCCTCCTAAAGCAGGCCAAGCTGCTGCTGCTATTCCAGATATTCTTAGCATTATTAATAACTTTGCAGTTGATTTGTTAAATGCAATAACATCAGCTAATCAAAGTAATACAGATCGTTTAAATAGATTAACAGATGAAATAGTTTTAGCAAAGTTAAAAAAAGAAGAAGATCTCTCTAATAGAATAAAGACCATTTCAGATAATATTGATAAAATTTTAAGTAAAATTAGCAAAACATCTTAAGTATTATTTATTAAGCAAATATTTATCATTGAGGTGATACATGTCAAATATTAAATTTTTAAATACAGGAAAAACATTACAAGAATTAAGTCAAGAAGAAAAGCTTAATTCAATGAGTATTAGTAATGAAGTTTTACCTCTAGGTATTAAAATTCCGCTTGAAATAGGATCAAAGTCATATGAGACATTATTTAAAATGAATAATAATTTATTTGATCAAATTTCTAATAACTTTAAAACTTTTTTAATGACAAAAAAAGGTGAATTACTTTGCAAGCCTAATTTTGGTACTATTTTTCATGAAATATATAACAAGACAGACTTAGAAAAAGATGATATAGAAAATATAGTTATGGAAGAAATACAAGAAAGTACAAGAGAATTTTTTCCTTTTATTAATTTAATTGATTTTGAATCTAAAGAATTTGTAAGTAATAACAATGATGACGCAAATTATATGTTAATTACTATTAGATATAACATACTAGGTTTCGAAGATAAAAAAAATAGTTTAGAGCTAAGAATTAGGAGATCTATTTAATGTCCATAGACGTTTCAAAAAAATTAATTAATCAAAGAAAAAATCAATATATAAACAAGACTTTTGAAGACTTTAGAAATGAATTAATTGGTTACGCAAATACAAATTTTTCAAATCAAATTCAAGATTTTTCAGAAAGTTCACTAGGCGGTATGTTGCTAGACTTTGCGGCAATAGTTGGTGACTCTTTGTCTTTTTATGTTGAACAACAATTTAGTGAATTAAGTTACGAAACTGCAACTAATACTTCAAATATAGTAAAACACTTAAGAAAAGCAGGCGTTAAAGGTGGCGCTGCTTCTCCTTCTAGTGTTTATGTGACATTTTTTATAGAAGTAGATATTGACTCTAGCTCTAGCGTTAATGATTTAATTCCTGATTCTAATCAGTTACCAATAGTTAAAGCAGGAACTACGCTAGTTTCAGATGATGGTATAAACTTTATATTATCTGAAGATGTTGATTTTAGAAAAGATCATTTAAAAGAGATATCAGAAGAAGATCAAAATGGTAATGCTCTAAAGTTAATTTTAGAGAAAAAAGGTTTGTGTACTTCAGGAGTTTTTACTTCCGAGACAGTTTCTTTTGATAGTGATAATCAAAACTTTTTCTTGTCTTATAATTTACAAAATGAAAATGTTCAAAAAATTGTAAAAATTGTAGACGATAATTTGAACGAATATTATGAGGTAGAATTTTTAAGCCAAAATACAGTTTATTTAAAAGTAGAAGATACTAAAGAAAATTATATGTACCCAACTGCGGCGCCTTTTAGATATATTGTGGAAAGAAATTTTCAAAATAACACGTCTACAATTAGATTTGGAAATGGAAGTGGAAAAAAAATTGAAGATAATATATTGACTAATCCTGAAGATTTGCTTGTTCCTTTGAAAAATAGAAATTATAGCGAAAGTATATCGTTAGACCCTAATAGTTTAATAAAGTCTAACTCTTTAGGTGTTTCTCCAGCAGGCAAAACATTGACAATTGACTATATACATGGCGGTGGAGAAAGTCATAATGTCACAGCAGGATCTATTGAAACAATTATAAACCCCATATTAGTCTTTCCTAATATAAGTGATAGTAATTTAGATATTGATACAATAACTGCCAGTGTTTTAGAAACTTTAGACGTTTTTAATGAGGAAGAAGCTGTAGGTGGTACAAATAGCTTAACTTTAGAAGAGTTAAGACTTCAAATTCCTAATACTTTAGTTTCACAAAACAGAATAGTCAATGAAAAAGATTTAATATCAAGAATATATACAATGCCTTCTGATTATGGTAAAGTTCATAAAATTGCTTTATTAGAAAATCAATTTACAAATTTGTCGAAAGACTTGTTTGTTATATGCAAAGACAGCGCAGGATTTTATGTAAATGCAAATGATGCACTAAAAATGAACTTGAAGAATTTTATTAACAACTTTAGAGTTTTAGGGGATAGCTTCAATATTTTAGATGCACCTATTTACAATTTTGGAATTGACTTGACAGTTAAAGTTAAATCATCTTTTATCGTAGAAAATGTTTTAGATAATGTAATATCAAGAATTATACAAAACATGAGGTTTGAAACTCTACAAATAAATGAAGCTATAAATGTTAACGATATTATTAATATCGTCTTAAATACAGATGGTGTTTCTAGTATAGTAACGTTGCCTGAAAATATCATAGTTGCTAAAAGCTTTCAGGATGACTTTTTTGATTCAGTTGAAGAAATAGATATAGAATATTCAAATAACAGCTTTTCTCCAAAACAACAATTTCAAGATGGATTTATTTATCCACTAAGAGGCGGAATATTTGAGTTTAAGTATGACACTGATATTGAGGCTAGAAACGGATAAAAAATGATAATAACAGAAAATGCTATAAAAGATACATACATTACTGATCTTTCAACACAATACAACAAAGGAGTAGATGCTAACTTTGGTCAAGCATCAACACTTGACTTGTTTAAAATTGTAGGTGAAAATAAAAATGTTAAGTCCCGAGCACTTTTTAAAATATTGAATGCTGCAAATGATCTTGTAGATAATAAAACATTTACTTTAAAAGATAGCAGTGACAATAGTGTAGTTTTTCTTATAGATCGTAACTCAACACAAGCAGATGGTAGAGTTGATGCTAATGGAAAAGTTATTATAGGAATTGACCAAGTTGCTTCTGGAGTTGCTCAACTCCAGAAAGTAATAGATGTTATAAATAGTGTCACTTCTTTTGATCAAACTGTTAATGGTGGAGCTAATCAACTAGGTAAAACTCTTACACTAAATATTACTGCAACAAAATTAGATGATTCAAAAATTCTACTAGAACAGAATATAGCAGGAAAATCAGGCGATGGTGTAGTTACACATGATTCATCTGGTAATTTTAGCATTACTCCTTTTAGAAGATTTGAACACTCATCAATATTACTTAAGTTTGATCTTGCATCTTTTAAAGCAAATAATGTTACTACTTACGGAAGCTCTGCATTCCCAAGTAATTTTAAAGCAGAGCTTAAGCTAAAAGATATAGGTAGTTCATCTGTAAGGCCAAAAGATTTTAAGATAAGACTAAGAGTTTTAAATGAAGATTTTAATGAAGGTTTAGGCAGGGACACAGTTCACTTTTCAGATTTAGGCGATGCTAACTTTAAGACAATTAATGATAAAACAAATAAAGCTTGGACAAAAGAAGGTATTGTTACTTCGACAGATACATCATCACTAATACAAGCTGTCTTTTCAACATTAAGCATAGAAGACGGGAGTGAAGACATAGTTTTTGATATAACTACATATATTAAACATTATCTTGAATATGAATCAAGTAATTTTAGTCAGTGTTTTGTAATAGATTTTGATCATGATAATATGTTTGATGCAAACACTTATTTTTTAAAGAGGTTTGCGAGTAGAAATAATTTTAATAAAAATTACCATCCAAAAATTGAAATGAAAATAAAAGACACAGTCTTTGACATTATCACGTATAAAGATAAAAAAAGATATTTAGATAATGCAGAAAATTTTTATTTAACAAATATAATTGATAAGTCTCCAGCAACTTTTAATGCAAACCTAAAGTTAGAGTTTTCATATTTAGACACAGATGGTTTAACAAATATACTGAGTAGTAATGTAAAACCAGCTACTGCAGTTACAAACTATAAAGGTAAAAATATACCAGGAATTAAAAAATTCACTTTAACAGATACTGTTATTCAAAGCACACAAGCAAATACAAAATTTAAGGCTGAGTTAATTAAAAATGGTTATGTAGATATAACTTTAAAATATTTTTATGATAGTAGTACAGCTGCTGGCAGCGCTGATGATGTTATTGATAGTGACGAAATAATACTAAAAACAGAAACAGTTAAGTTTTACTTGCCTGACAGTAATCTTGAGGTATTTAGAAATGTAAGAGTTGTTGTTGACTCAGACCATAAGTCTATGAAAGTTAACAATGACTTTAAGCAACTTAAGTTAAGTTTTATTGATACTAAGAAACAATATGATGCTGTCAAGGTTCCTGTAGACTTAATATCAGAAAATATTGGCAATGTAAATTACTCAATGTTTGATATTGATACAGGTGAAGAGATAATTTCAAAAGATGGTGATTATACAAAACTTATTTATAATGGTGAATATTATCATTTAAATCTATATGCGTCTAAAAATTACAAGAATAAAAGAGTAAGTTTTATTTTTTACTATACAGACTATTTTTCTGGTCTTGAAAAACAAATATTTGATAAAAGTTTAATTATAAGGTTTGAATAATGTCTAGGCAAGCAGGATCAGCTTCTTTAAGAAAGCTACGTGTTAACAATTCTATTTTTAAAAAAAATGGTTATAATAGCAATACTAAATTAACTTCTGTTGAAAGAACAGCAAAGAAAAAACATGTCATTAAGGATCGAGAAACTTTATTTAACGAGGATAAATCTGAGTATTTTGGTAGAATAGATGACTATGAAGGATTGTTTACAACTCAGCAATTAGTAAATATTGACTTTTCTAAGTTTGAAAATCATGTATTTTTTGATTCTGCAGTCAGCAAAGTTCATTATGCTTATAGGAAAATTCTTAACGAATTTCCTTATGATAAAACAGAATACGATGTAAATCAGTATTTTCTAGGCTTAGACGGATTTACAAAATACATTTACGATAATCATATACCTAAAAACTTAGGTTACTTAAAATTTAATGGTGAAAATGAAGTTTTTATTAAAGATAAAAATGGAAATTTATTCAATGATTTTAAAGGAGAAGTAAAAACTGGTCTTTTTAATATAAATAAAAATAAGTTTAGTTTTGATTTTTGGTTATACGTTGATGATCAAGAAGATAATGCTTCTTTTGGAACTCAAATATTATTTCAAAAGAAGCATAACAATAATGGAATTACAATATATCTAGATAACTTAACTTCTGATGGTTCAGATAAGTTTTGTAATATTATATTATTAATAGCAAATAATAATCAATATCATAAGTCTATAGCTGAGATACAATTAAATAAATTTAATCATATAAATTTTACAACAATAATAGTTAATGGAATAAGACATACAAATTTTTATTACAATGGAAAGCACACTTCTATAGAACAAGAAGGATCACTTAGTCTTAGCGAAAAGCTTTCTGATGACTTTCTTAAGTCTGATGCTTTTATTGGCAACGGATCTAATCATACAATTGATAGAAGTTCATCTTTAAATATAACAAGAACTTCAGGCTTGAAAGGTTATATAGACGAATTTAGATTTTTTGTTAATTCAAGAACAAAAAAAGATATTGTAGAAGAGAAAAATAATAACATATATTCTACTAATTCATTAAATGTATACTATAAGTTTAATGAACCCTCAAGCGAATACACTAATAACAATATATGCTTAGATTCTTCTGGTAAAAAAGTTCACGGATTAATAAGAAATAATGATACGTCATCTTACAATACTTCACAAATAAGCAGTTTTAGAAGTTTAAATTCAAGCATTGCAACTCCTCTTAAATATGAATTATTAGAAAAATCTCCTGTTATATTTCCTAACTTTAGTAATACCTTATTAAAACAAAATTCTTTATTAGAAAATGCAAGTATATATGACAAATTAAATCCTAACGTATTTTGGAAACTTTTTCCAAAGTATTTATTTGTTGAAGCTTCTGACAGTGATGGAGTTGACAATATATTTGTTACAAAAGAAGAAGTTGCAATTGATGAGAATAATTCAAGATTATTACTTGGCGTTACAAAACCTGGTAATTCTACTTTAATTAATTTAATTACAATCTGGTCAAGATTTTTTGATCAACTTAAGTGTTATATTGACAATATATCTAAAATACTTGACATTGACTATGAAGATATAAACAATAACAAACAATCTAGCGTAATTTTACCAATTGCTTTGTCTCAAATGGGATTTGAGTTTAAAGAAATATTTCCTGATGTTATAATAGAAAAACTTAGCGGGAAAAACTTAACACATGAAGAAGTTTTTAGTCAAAAGTCAATTAGACAAATTCAAAATGTTTTATGGAAAAGATTTTTAATTAACTCACAAGATTTTATAAGAAGCAAAGGAACAATTAATTCTATAAAGTCTGTATTTAATAGTTTTGGATTAGAACCTGACACTTTTGTAAATATAAGAGAATTTAACTCTCAAAACAAACTAAATATTAATACTTCTTTTGTAGAAAAAAACAAGTTATTAAAGTTAATAGACTTTTTTGACAACAATATTTCAGGAACAACAGAAACGTTTAATACAGATGGTTATCCTACTAATAGAATTTTATTAGAAACAGTATTATACAGCTCAGTTTCTAATACAACGTTTGTTGACTTTTCATCTAACTGGTCTTTAGAGATGTATATTAAATTTGATCAGTTGAAGCTAGAATCATATAACAATGTGCAGTCAATAGTAAGAATTGACAAAGATGATAGCAATACAAAGACACCTTTCTTAAATTTAATATTTACAAGAACTAAGTCTTCAAACAAAACAGGAACTTTATCTCTTCACGTAAGAGAAACAAACAATAATAATGAAATTGTAATATCTACATTAAACGACGTTAATTTATTTGACGGTAAATTACATTATATATGCATTACTAGAAAACATTTAACTAACAGTTATTCTGAGTATAGTTTATTTGAAAGTAATTCAGATTTTGGTTCTAAAAATAAAGAAATTAAACAAGCAGACTCTGTAGTAAATATAGAAAATAAAAACTTTTCTATAAATAAACCTGTTGTAAGAACAGGAATAGTAAGTTCTTTATTCTATGATGTTAATTCAAACAATATAATATATTCAAGATTTGAAGGCTTAATAGGGTCAATTAGACTTTGGCAAAAAGTGTTAAATGAAAAAGAAATTTTAGTTCATAAGACTGATATTTTTAACTATGGTGTTGATTCTCATAGCATAAAAGATGTTCATAATAATTTAATATTAAATACGAACATAAGAGAGAATATTCCTGCAACTGCAAGTGAATTAATTTTAAGAAACAATTACTATATTTTGTTTAACGAAATAACAAGAATTAACACAGGAAACGCAGTTAGAAGTAAAATATATTTAAATAGTAATTATTTAACATTGTCTGATAGTGTTTTTAATTCAATTGATTATATTGTTTTAGAGCAATCAAATAAAATTGATTATCCAGAAAATTATAATAGAGTAAATATAAATTCATTAAATAGTGAAAAATTAATGAAAGATTACGAAAATTTCAATGTTAATCCAAGTTATAGCACAGAGTCTAATTTTGTAAATTTCGAAGATGTAAGACTATCAATTGATTTTTCTGTATCTAATTTTGTTGACAAAGAGATTTCAAAAATAATACTAGTAAATGACTATTATTCAAGAAATCTTAGCAACGCTTCTTCTCTTTTTGAAGATTCTTATCAAAGCTTGCATGAGCTAAGAAATGTTTTCTACGAAAAGCTTGAAAAAGAGTTGAATATTAAAATTTTATATCAAATATACAAATACTATGATCAAATATTAGAGGATATACTATATCAAGCTGTGCCTAGTAAAGTACATTATCATGGCTTTAACTTTGTTTACGAGTCAAGTATAGCGGAAAGAAACAAATATCAATACAAAATGTCAGACAACAGGATTGGTTATATTGATTTAGAAAACTATGTAAGTTTTGATACTTACAATGAAAGATACAGTACAGACTTTAATTCCAACGGATTCTATAGAAGAAATATAATAACTGAATTAAATGAAGACAATAGCGTCATAAGAAAGAGTTGGACATGATTACTGTAGAAATTAATGGTTATCCTTCACATCTATTTAGAGAAGGTAGTGGTTATTTTGTAGATTTTAAAAGAAAAAATACAAATACTTTGAATAGAGAAACAAATAATTTTATTAAAAAAATAACAAATAGTTATTCTATTTCAATAAACATAAATGGAATTAGTAGTAGAAAAAGAAATATTAATAATCAAAAATATAATGACTTTTTAAAAGAAGATAAAAATTTTAGTATAAAACCTTTCAGCGATGAAAATAATACATTTGTTGATTTTCCTTTAAATACTTCTTTTTATAGAAAAACAATTGGATATTACGACAATAACGAATCACAATTAACAATTGACTCTGACTTTTTCAAAGATAGACATAAATTTAAGGTATCTGACTATGTAGGAATAAGCGATTCTGAACTGGAGTCTTATCCGCATCCTATAAGATTTAACAATTCAGATTTTTACAGAAGAGGATCAAGAATAGAAGTTTTTGACAGTATAAAAAGAATACAGGCATACAGCTTTGGTGTAGACAGTTTAAAAGGAATTAAAGGCAACTCTTTAAAAAATGGCGTAAATGGAATTAAGGAAAATGTTCATGTTAGAAACTATTATATTAAAGATCAAATGCCAAATAGTTTTTTCGAAGACGGAATATTAGAAGATATACTCTATAACTCTAATGATAAAGTAAAAGTTGAGTATAATGATCAAATTCCTCCTGACTTAGTTGAAGTAAAAGTAAATAAGCATTCAAATGAGCCTAGATTTGTTACTTTTAACTCTCAAAAAATAGAGCCTTTTAAAGATGTTCCTACTAATGAAAGAAATAGTATCGTTAATAATGATTTAAATTTTTTCTATAATAAACTTAGAGACTCATTTTTAAATGATATATTAATAGCAAATAGAAATGCTCACAATATACACGATTTCGAAGAAGAAAAAATATATGCAAAGCTAGGAAAAACCATTGACTATTCAAAAAGTATTGGAGCAGAGTCTCTTTTTTATCATGAGAGTTTAGATTAATGCCTAAAATAAGAACAAAACAGATTTATAAATTAATTAATGGAAATTTTATTAAAAAGTCAGGTAGTCTAACTAGATCTTTAAAAAACATAATTAAAAAAGAAAATAGATTTAAAGCTTTTTTTGAAGAAAATTTTTATCACAATAGAGATGGAATATCTTTAAGCACTTTACCTTATAATGACGATAATACAGTAGATTTTGTAGAAAAAAATGTCAATAATGCTTTTCCAGTAGAAGACAAATACAAACTTAACAATAAAATATTACATACACCTAATGAATTTGATACATCTGATAAAAAAATTAAAAAGATTGTAACATCTAATCAATATGATATGTTTCTTAGAGAAAACTATATTCAAGAAACTACAAGCTTATTTAATGACTCAGCAATTGCTAACAAAGAAGACTTAAAAAATAACAAAAAAGAAATAAGAATAAGTCTGGACTTTTCAGAACCTTGTAGGCTTTCTTTTAATAAAGATAACAGCTCTTCTCAAACAGTAAGTTTTAATAGCGAAAGTTATAATTGTTTAAATTCTCCAGTAGTATATTATAACTTTAATGAAAGAAAATGGGATTATTTAGGTGATGTTCAAAAAAATTACTTTGAATCAATAAATGAATTTTCTAATGCACCTATAGCATTTAATTCTATTAATCCTATAAAGTCTAATAAAATAAAAAATCAAACAATTGGCTACCCTATAAATACATTTGGTTTTCCTTTTGACGATAGATTTCAAGGCTTAGATAAGCATCTATTAAAATTAAACAGATATATTAAAAAACCTTTTTTACTAGAAGGTATTAAGATAAGATTTAAAGGAACTAGCAGAGCAGAAACAGAGTCAAATTTTAATTTTTATATACTTAACTCTTTAAACTTTTTTATATTAAATCAAAGAAAAAATTTAAATAAAAGTTCTTTTTCAAACTTAGATCTAACAAGCGGTAATTACGACTACTTTATAATAGGCGAAGGATATCAACAAAATAGTAATTCTTTAACTTATAGCGTAGATAATTTTCCTGAGTATACTGATATTGATAAAACTAATACAATAGGTGAAAATTACACAATTTTAAATAGTTCTAATTTAAATCCTACTTATACAGAATCTTCTTCTTCACAAAGAGAATTAATTTCTTATTTAAATATAGTTAATTTTTCTTCTGGAGGTATAGATGATAGTACTATTAATATAGACATCGATAATATTAGAAAAAATGCAGACTTTATTCATGAAGATTTAAGTCAATCTAACGATTCTACTATTTTTGCTAATTGCAATTATAGCGACAAAGTCATAGAAGTAACTGGTAATATTAGAACTCCAATATATCACGACAAGCACGAGAGTTTTAGTAATTTTAATATTTACCCATATTCAACTTATTCAAATAGAACTGGAACAGAATACAATACTGAAAGGTCTGATAAGTCTGATTATTCAGAAAAAGTAAATGAACTAACATCAATCGATGATGCTGGGACATCATTAACAATTAGCAGAGACTCAAGCAAAGAAAATAAATATTTATTATTGCCTACGGATGAAATTTTAATCGGATTTAGCTTCAATCCTAGTATGAGATTATCTAATAATAATAAGTCAGGAAAAGATATATACATTTTAAAAGATAATGTTGAAGTATCTTTAATTGGCAGTTATTATCAAAAAGAAGAAAAAGTTAAAACAAGTAAAGTTACATTCAAAAACAATAACTTTAAAAAGATAAATTATTTTGAAAGCATAAACAATACTAATACTGTTGGTATGAATAATATATATCTTAATAAAGGTGCTTACTATGATTTAAAAATTTCTAAGTCTACTGTACTAACAAATGGTCAAAATTTTACTTTAACATTAAATAATGTCAATTCAGGAGCTTTTTTTGAAAGTTCAAACAACTTAACAATTGCAGCAAGAACTTTTACAAATTTTAAAAAAGTAAGCGATGAAAATGAAGAAAACTTAGATACACTTGTTGGAGGAAACAAAGACTATACTAATCAATATTTAAGTTATTTTAAGTTTGGTAATCCTAGCAATAGATTAAATTATAATAGATTTACTTCATTTAAAGATTTGGCTTTAAATAAATCTTATT